ATTAAAGGCAACTGATATTGTCTCTCAAGAATTTGTTCGTCCTTTGGAATGATTATGCGTGATGATTTTCTCTGGGTTGAAAAATATCGACCCAAAACTATTGAAGAATGTATTTTACCAACTAATATTAAGAAGACTTTTCAAGATTTCCTACATAAAGGTGAGATCCCAAACATGCTGCTTGCTGGTCCAGCAGGATGTGGTAAGACTACTGTAGCAAAAGCACTATGTAACGAACTGGGGGTAGATGTCTATGTCATCAATGGATCCGATGAGGGACGCTTTCTTGATACGGTCAGAA